TCTCCTTCTGCTACCTTTCTAAGTGTAGCAATGACCACTGACACAGTAAAGCTTGATGGTAGCCTATCTACTTCTGGTTGTTGCCGCACGGAATCTAAGATAGTTATTGCTTTAATTAAACCATCTTGATAACCAGCATCATATATTTCTGCATCATCACCATCTTGCCACTCATAGTCAATCTTTTCTTGCCGCTCAAAGATAGTCTCATTACTCATTGTCCCACTCCTCCCAAACCATATCTTCGAACATCTCGTTGTCTTCTCTAGGAATATTGTTTGTCATTGCTCACCACCATATCTGTATCCTCCCAAGGAATTTCGGTAACATAGAAACCTATCCTATTAAACAACCTGCGACCAGGAAGAACATCTAAGTAAACACTGTTAGGATTATTATCTACAACAGTCCATAGGTGATAGGGGGATGAAGAGTGTTCCTCTGCTTCATCATAGAAATCAAACATAGTATCATTAATGGGCTTGTATGTATCTTCCCATTCTTTCCACGATATTAGGGGGGCAGTCATAATGAATCTTCCCTATCTTTTTGGGCTTCGACTAGTTCTCTAGCATACTGTAATACATTGGTTTTGTCAAGTCTTTTGACCTTACCAGAACTGATAAGCCCCATCAAGGCAGATACCCCACGGAGATAGCCACGCATGTATTCTGATTCTCTACCTGGCACTTTCCTTCTCCTCGTCTAAGTCAATAATATAAACATCTACATCGTGTGGGGCAGAAATGATATGGGCAACTCCACCCAAGACTTCAATATAGACTTCTCGTTGTTCAGCTTGTTCAGTTTGCATTGTGCATCCTTTCCCAACAGTCTTCGCATATCCTATCTAGAAGATAGAATTCTTTTTCGAGGGCACACCAACGGCAGACATGGTCTACCTTGATTGTTTGTATCATCTAAAGTCATCCTCCAACTTAGCGATAAGGTGGTCATATACTTCATACATTGCGTCAAGCATTGCGTAGTCATTGCTTTCATAAGCAACAGCAGACATCTCATTGGATAGCTGTGTGCGACGGGTATCTAGATATTCTAGAATCTCATTTACTACTTCGTGTTTCTCCATACCACCACTATACAACCAACCACTGACACGGTCAATAGAAATTCCTGCGATTTCTAGGATCTCTTCTTAATGCATCGTAAATGAGTTTATATACTATTATTGTTTGGGGAGATCTGGGCCGGCCCCAAAATGGGGAGGCAGTTTAGAGTCATGCCTAGGACTAAGGGGTTAGGCTGAGACAGCCTGACGAACAACCTGGAGAAGACGATTCTTCTCAGCGTTCACCATAGGGTCGAAGCCACTAGCTCCAGACAGTACAGCCTCGTCTGAACCCTTGCGCCCAATACGGTGCCAGTCAATGCGCTCAGTCAAAGCGTTGAGAGCACCCCAAGCGGTACCAGCGATAGTGTTATTGAACTCACCCTGATAGATATCCTCAAGAAGCTCAAGCTTGGTGTTCCACTTAGAGAGAGCACCCTTCTTGTCTGCCTCTGGCATGGGGTAAGCCATGCGAATGATGTCTTGGAACTTGTCATTGGAGATAGTCTGCTGAATCATCTCCTGAGCAAGCTTGTCAAACTCATCCATGTAGACATTAGCCAAGCCAAGAGCCTCACGAGCTGCCTGGATTTTACCACTAGCGGTTTGGGTGTGTCGAATCTTGTAAGACTGCTTGACACTACGGTTACGACCAACACCAGAACCAAGAGCAAGGTTTAGAGTGTTAGCGCAGACAACACGCACAGGCGTAACGCTAGCCTGAATTGCGATAGAGCCATCATGTGATGTGTTTACCAGAAGATAAGAGTTTACCTTATCAGATACGCCAGAGGGGTCGAGCACAGTCTCACGCTCAAGAGCAAGAGAGCCAAAGACCTGACGCCCACCCTTGATAGAGCCAGCAGTCTCCCAACGACCACCACCATCTAGCAGTGCGTCACCAAAGTCGAACAGCTCCTCATTCTGGAGAATGCGGTAGCGCTCACCCACAACACCGAGAATGTCTTTTTGCTTACGGTCAAAGGGGTTCGTGCGAGTGACATAGTTGTATGTCTTGTCGGAGGTGAAACCATCTGGAATGGCAACTTCTTCCAAGTGTACATTCCAATCGTGAAGATTAGCCAGCTCAAGCATTTCTTTAGTGCTAACTTCTTCTTCAAAGACGGTGCCCAGACCATGCCAAGCGGGGGTACGGAATGAAGCGAATGATTTGTCTGATTCTAATTCGTGTGCCATGAGACACCTTTCGTTAGGGGATTTGTTTACATTAGTAATCATACACCTAACCACTGACATGCACAAGTTTATTTAGGTTCTTCGTAAACTAAGTTATAGTTTTGTTATATGGTGGGCGGCGGGGCCGGCCCAGAAATCTGGGGATCAGGCAGTTTAGATGACATGCCCAGGTCTTTTCTCCCCCCAGAGAAACCTATCCCGGAGCTGTCCCGCTCATGTTGACGGGGCCTAGCTCGCGGACTTCTGGCCACACGTCTCCCTCAGAGACATAGTCATAGCGATTGAATTTATCTAATGCATGTTTTTCACTGAATGCATGTACAATAAAGCCACGTACTTCAAGCACTTCATACTCTTTCAATTTTTTCTTTACCATCTGATTTTACCTCCGTCGGGGTCATAGTCTTCTTCTGTGTAATCGGCCGTGGGCTCTTCGTGTGTGTCGGGGTCATGCCAAGACACAAAATCCACATCGATATCGTCCCAGTCGCCATCCAGGCTCGATTCACCGCCACCCTTCTGATAAAATATTTGCACAGCTGTGTCCTCATCGGGTGCCTCAATTGTAAGCTCGTAGTATTCTTTATAACTACCTGTAACTGTATACTTAGGCATTCTACTCTCCACTTCCTCTAACCATAATCCAGATTAGTGCTTGCGTTGTTCTAGGGGTAAGGCCATTCTTGTCGGCCACTGTTTTGATTGCGTTCGTCACATCAGTATACTGTGTTTTGTTTGGGCTGTCAATACCGAATCCACCTGCTCTCATCATCCAGACATCCACCACTACGGCGTTCTCGTCACCTGCGATTGCCCTAGCAAAGGCATTTGTCTTAGGTCCTCTTAATGCTTCATAGCCTAGGGTAAGGCTTGCCTGTGCCATTTTGAGATTGTTACTTAATCCAGTAACTGGCTTGCCCAATGAAAAATGGATTGCTTTCGTGACATTGCTTGTCCATCGCTCACGAGGAGAAAAGGCTGAGACAACACTGGCACCAACCTCTAGGCTAGCGTCAAGATTCTCTGCCACCTTGTGTGCTACTTTCTCTGCTTCGAAATACCACTTAGCCGCTTCTTCGATTTGGCCAGGGGTAGCGTCTTCGACATAAGTCTGAAATGTCTGTACTAGGTTCATAACTGTTCTTTCTCTAGGGGGTATATATACATCGTAACAGCAACCACTGACATAGACCTAATCGACACGCCGATAAGAGTAAAAATATTTGGGCCGGCCCAACGATCCCCCGCGAGGGGGCAGTTTATCCACTATACCTTCTACCCAGGTGGGGCTCCAATCGTCACCCAGGCTCGCCATTTCCCAGGGAATAGGGCAGTTTAGACACATACCCAGGTGCTTCCTGTCCCTAGAGGATTTCCATAATCGCACCATAGGTAGAGGCATTGACCTCTTCCTGTGATGTCATCTTCAGGATACGGAGATTTTTCTCCAGCAACTCCTTGCGGGTAGAGTATTCGCGACCAAACGACTCACGCTGATTGGGCTTCTCTGGTGCTTCTGGTCGCTTAGGGAAACCAACGATTGCGTCAGTATCAAAGGAAACCTCTACCTTGCTCTGTCCACGATAGACACCAAAGCCTGTGTTGATACGAATGATGTCCTCATAGTCAAAGCCAATCTTGTCGAGGTTTTCTCCAAGATAAGCAGCAATAAAGTTTGCCACCTCTGCCTTGTATGCTTCCTCTGCCTTGTCAAATGCCTCACGCTTGACGGGGTATTCCTCAATATCTTTGTCAATCTGAGCAATACGCTCCTCAATCTGCTGAATGAGCAACGAGGTAGGAACCTTTACGGAAATGCTTCTTGCCATTATTATTCTCTCTCTCAATAGGGGGATTTGCTTACTTCATAACTATATCATTGACCACCGACATAGAGGTGGTGTGGGGAGAGAGGAAAGTAGGTGGCTCTCCCCCCACACAGGTTAGACTACTTTACGGTAGTCCAACGCTCTTGACCGTTCACATCAAGGCGAACGCGGAACGAACCGCTAGCGTTCTTGACGATTTCCTGGACAACGCCAGTAACGCCAGACTGAGCGGTGGTGTATGCTTCTCCAATAGTGGGAGTGTTCATAGTTTGCTTCCTTACTGTTAGGGGTGGCGAGCCAGCCACCGTTGTTTTGTTGATATACTAAGTATGACAGCCACCACCGACATTGTCAAGCCCATATGGGATATTTTTGGTAACGGCTTGGTAACGGTTTCGGGGGCCGGCCCCGATCACCCGCTAATAGCGAATGTCGAGAGCCTTGGAGTTGGCGCAATCCCAGATAGCAATCTGCTGAAACGCTTCCCCTGCTTTTAGGGCGGTGTTTTTATTTCTAAAGTGATAAGACCTGTCTATATACGACACTTCTTTATTCTGCCAGACACCAACAATCTCCCCATCTTTGATATCCATTAGGCTAAGGGCATCTAGTACAGCGTTAGACTCCAGTTCTCCGTGAACGGATACACCAGTGTCATCAGATACCCAATACCCATCAGACATATTTATTTGATTAGCGAGCATTGGGAGCCCTTCGTCATCTAGCCTGACGACATAGGTTCCGTCTTTCATTTCTTCATCAGTTCTCTAGTGACATCTACGATACGCTCTGCGTCACCGATATTTACGAGATACTCTGCTGTTGCCTTATTTTGGCAAGGTACTAAAGTACCATCAGCATATTGTATATACCATTTGTCGATAAGGTAAGTGTCAGTCATTAGTACAACTCGCTTTCGATAATCCAGAACTCAAGGTGGTGTTGCTCAATAATAGCACTGGCGGGGGCTTGTGTCAAGCCTTTGTACGATACTCCATGAGGTAACGTAATCAACTTTTCCCAGTCGCTTTCGGTGTTCACAGCGTCAATAGCCTCAAGGCACGTTGGAACCATCTCGATAGGTACGGCAGGGTAGTGGTTTGTTCTAAGGTGTATCTTAATACCTTCCTCAAGGTCGAAGTTGTCAGCAATATCCATTGCCCTCATTGCTCCCATTATTCTTCTCCATCTTTGATTGCTTTGTACTTGCTTGATTGTCTTGTGCGAGCACGCTTGGTACGCTTGTCAGCGTGAGTGCCAGCCTTGTTAGACTTTCTAATCTCACGCATAGCCTCGATATAAGGCTTGTTCTCGTTACCTTTGTGCTTCATAACTACAACCTATCACTGACCACTGACACCCGCAAATCGATCTGCGGCGTGTCGTAAAATTAATTATAACGGTTTTATAACGCGGCCGGCCCCCTACCAGGCTCCGTAGTCCTCGTCGTCACCCCAGCCAGCAGAGGCAAGCCAATCGGCATCGGGGTTGCCGAAGTCCTGCTCCTCCATAGAGGCTTCGGTGGGGAGGTAGGCTACGCACTCCTCCTCGCAGTAGAACTCACCTGCCCACTCAATAAAGTTAGGGGTGACAAAGTCACACTGCGAGCAAAATACTTGGGTTGGGTTTTCATCTAATGTGTTCATAACTAAACACTAACACAGACCACTGACATAGCAAAACCGACACGCCGTAAACTGGAAAACTTTCTGCGATTTTTTCTGCGATCTTCATAAATTGCTTCGTAAATGATCTAACTGGAAAAGCGGCTGGGCCGGCCCCATATGCCCCGAAGGGCATACGTTTATGCTAGGCTAACATGCTCGCTAGCGGGCTTGGGCTTGGGCAAAGTGCTCATGGCATGAGTCACCAGTGCCTTCATGTCAATGCCACAGGCAATCATGAAGCGGGACAAGTCAAACCTATCGTTATCCAGTTTCATCATCTTGCCAAAGTCCATCACCAAATCGTGATAGTCCTCAGCGGGAATACTCTGACGGTACTCTGAGAGAATCTGAGCGACCTTCACATAGTCTTTGCGAGTCATCATTAGACAAGCCCCTTTTCTTCTAGGTCTTCACGCACTTTGTCTAGTGCTTGCTTGTAGAGTCTTTCTTTAGTGCCGTCGTCTATATTGACGAACATAGCACCCGAGAGCAGATAGACTCCCATTTCGCCGTAGGCTACTTCCCAAGCCTGACGGAGTTCGGTGACATCTGGATTATATTGGTATGACATAGTTTTCCTTTCGTTTGGTTTTAGTGTATCAGCGACCACTGACACAGGTACGGCAGTGAAGGTCAGCACCGCCGACATAGACTAGGTGAGCAGTTGCCCAAGTCTGCCCACAGGTTCCGCAGGGGGTATAGTGTTTGATATTGGCCATAGTCGCCACCTTTCTTGTTAGTACTAACATTAGTCTATTGGGGGAAGCGTGTCAAGGCGACACGCCGAGCGTTATGGTTTTGTTACCAAACGCTCACGCAACTGACGATTACGCTCTTGGTTGTAGGCTGTGTATTCTTCACAGGTGGAGTGTTTGCCGAGGGCATTCATTCCGCATTCTTCACAACGCAGGCAGTCTTCATCTAGCCAGTCTGAGAAATAGTGTCTAGTCATAGTTTTCCTTTCTTTATATAACTAAGCATAGCCTATACCACCGACATTACCAAACCGACACGCCGAGGATCGTAAAAATAGTTTCCACATCTTATCCACAAAGTTATCCACAGGCGGGCCGGCCAAAGTTGTCGGATTGTCAAGCCGACACTCCGATTAGTAAGAACCGTTTAGGTAAGGCTTACCATCTTCATCAACTACGATGAATTCTACAATGGTACCTTCTGATACCAATTGACGGTACTTAGGAAGAACCGAGACCATAGTCTCATTCTTGAACAAGCCAGTAGTCTTTACTGAACCATTTGATTTGAATTCGATTACTTTGTACATTTTGTACCTACTTTCTATATTTTCTATTCTTTATCTTTATATAACTAATCATCTCACACTATTCTCCAGATTTCAACTACCTAGAGCACAAAGTTTGGGTGTGTTTTTTGTAGGGTAGATACAGTCGAGCCGGCCCCAACTTTCGATCGATGTCAAGTAGACACGCCGATTAGTTCCACTTGTCTGGTCGCAACCGCATCTCTATGGCAGACAGACCTACCCACGCCAGGAAGAACAGACCAGCCCAAACCCACAGGGTATCGTGGAACGACATAGCCACACCCATCAGCAACACGCTTACAGACAGCCAGCCCATTACGCACCTCGCTTACGGAGTGAAGAACGGCAGTGATTACAAAAGTGATAAGTCACATACTTGTCTACAATGTGAACAGCGTCACAACTAACACAGTCAGCATAGACTTTGTCTATCGATAGTGGATAAGCAATCATTTTAGTTTTCCTTTCTTGTTATTCTAAGACTATCAGTTACCACTGACACTATACCAACTCGAAGGCTTGGATTTCGCCTTCAGAAACGAGTTGGTTATACTTAGCCATTACTGACTTGCGAGCAAACTCGCTGAAGAATAGAAACTTTTCGTTTCCACTGTTTAGTGTTACTTTGATTTTCATTTTACTACCTACTTTCTATCTATACCTATACAGTACCAGCCACCACCGACAAATGCAAGGCGACACGCCGTGTACACCAAAAATAGTTATCCACAACTTGCTAACAGGGCCGGCCTGGACCGGCCCCACCTGTGAGTTACCTGGGAAATAGAATTATTTTTGCGACACGCCGAGAGCGGGCTTGACTTTTCGGGGTATAGGTACTATTGTTAGTAGTATAAAGATTAGATAAAAGAAAGGAGTTATACCAATGTATAACGAACTATTAGATATGGGTTACTGCGAAACTTGCGGTAACTATGTTCCTGCTGTAGAGGACGAAGGTTCTCTCGTTTGTGCGTATGAATACGCTGAATATCCTGAGTTGGCTACCGTTATCGGTTAGTCAATGTCAGTGGTCAATGGTATTGTATAAGTAAGTAAGAAAAAAGAAAGTAGAAAAAAATGTATCAAGTAAAAGTATTCAACCGTCAAACCTCTGAGGTTATCATGGAGTCTGACACCTTCAGCACTATGGCTGAGGCAGATGAAATGCTTAGCCGAATCGGTAGTGGCGAAGGCTACTACTCTATCGTCTTCAAGTTAGACGCTGTTTGGTCAGACTTGGTCCCCGCTTAGGGACTAAGCACCACCCCCTACCCCTAGGTGCCACCTACCGCCTAGGGGTAGTTTTTGTTTAGGGCGTGCCAGTATTTTTCTATAAACCCGTACGGGTATTTTTTTGTAAAGTCGTATCGGTGTGCGCACTAACCTAGTTTGACTTTTTATCTGTGATCGTGTATCATACACACTAATAAAATATTCAGATTTTTGTCATTTTGGATCTAAAAATTTTTTCAGATCGAGAAAGGGTATATATTATAACATTTTGATAACGTTATGTTACCCTAAAGGGTGTTTTGCTGTGATTCGAAGGGTATATCGAACTTTTTGAGGTATAATTCGACAAGTTTATAAGAAACACGCAGCTCATTAGCTATATCTTTAGAAGTTTTTCCTTCATTGATCTTATCCTGAAGGTAATCTTTGTCATGATGATCTTTCATCTTCTTCTTCCTTAATGAGCCAAACATCATCCCATATATCGTAATTATTTTCGAGGGAATCTAAATCTCTTGTCATCACCATTTACCTATAGGACATTTAGCAGATCCAAGTGTAGATTTTAATTTCATAAAACAACCACACTTACGGCATTTAACTAATCTTTTATCAAGCCAAGGGCATTCATTACAAATAGCTAATCTTGATTCAACAACGTCTTTATCTGATCTAGGCTGTCTAGGATCAAATAGATCCATAAATTCTACATCGCCATTATCTTTCATAATACAATTTTAGCACATTATCATAAAACTTCGAGGGTACGTAACCGAAGGTTCTTTGATCAAAAAACTTAATATTAACACTTCTTGATCATACTCCCTATCCTCCCTATGGGGATATACTCGATAGCTAGTTATCTAACCCATAGTCATACATGTTGTATGTGGGGGGTTGGGGTACTCTATTTCACGCGACGTTTAAACCAATATAATTTCGAAGAACTCTAAATTTTTTTGAACTTGTGCCCCGCCGAGCTTAAAACCACAAAATATGCCGTTACAATAGAAACATAATGGATTTCTCAAATATTGATCTTACCTGGGCGCCGCCCGTATTGGCTTTTCTTAGCGTCATAGGTATTGTTGCAGGAATGATCAGATGGCTAGTCAAGCACTACCTCGATGAAATGAGGGCAGAGTTCAAGCCAAACGGTGGAAGCAGCCTTAAGGATCAGGTAAATCGTCTAGAAAAATCGCACACAGAATTAGATCACAAAGTAGATCGTATTACAGAGATTCTTATTAAAGGTCAATTTAAAAGACCAGATACTGATATAATTAAAACTATTAAAGAAGATAATTAGTATATATTATATTTCTTATCTCTTATCTCTTTATCTCCCCAGCTCCCCTTGCCCCCTACCCCCATAGAATTTATTATACACAGAAAACGAAGAACTGAACACCTCGAAGCACAAAAAAAATACATTTTCAGATGCATCGTTATAAAAAAATCTTATAGATAAAGGGATGCGTTAGGCTAAAAAAAGTTTTATAACGATTTTTCTTAATATGCTGTTAGAATTGTATAGACTAGTGTCTGGGCTCGTCTCTCTCATACCCGCCGCCCAGGCACTAGTTTTATTTTTTAATGTTATAATGTAACTACTATGACTCTGTGTATTCCTGAAATTCTTGGTGCCGATCCACTTAATATTGTGTGGAATGTTGTACGCGGCGATACTTCGACGTTAAAAATAGAGTTTTATGAAACCGACGAAGATACTGCCTACACAACTACAGGTTGGACATACGACGCAACCGCGTATGATCCCACTACGGATACATCGTACTCTCTCACTGTTGACGACTATGACGGCTATGTTATTGTTACCGCCGCCGATACTGTAACAGATGATTGGGGCGTTGGTAGCAGATACAGGGTCGCACAGCTAGAATTTGATTTAGAGGTCACGCTTGCAGATGGAAGTGTTTGGACACCCGTTAGAGGATCCATTTCTGTAATTAGTGACATTACAGGAGGAGCACTATGACAGATGCAATCGTAAAGGTTGTACCTTTTCCAGGAGCACAAGGGGAAGCCGGAGCCACAGGTCCGCAAGGCCCACAAGGTGCTACGGGTGCAACGGGTGCAACTGGTCCACAGGGTCCAGAGGGGCCAGCCCCATCAGAGGTTTCCTATGTTGTACAGGGTGGAACCTTAGCAGGAACTCAGCCAACATTTACCGGAGACCCAATGTTCTATGGTAGCTATGTAAAAGTTGGGCCACTAGTACACTTCAGGGTTAACGTAGATTTTGACAATATTACAAATTTTGGAACTGGGCAATACTACATCACAATACCGTTTGATTCAAAGTATCATTATCAATTCACAGGGGGACACCTTCACGACGTGTCTTCTGGAAAAACCTATTCTATTCATGGTCACGTAGAGCCAGGAACGAACGAGGTACACCTAACCAGCATGACAAGCAGCGGCATTGAGGAAGATTTTGATTCGACCACACCCTTTACGCTAAACGTTGCGGACGATTTTAACCTATCTGGCACTTATATTGAAGACGACGGTTCCTAGATAGTGTATAATTTTAATTAAGGAGTAATATGGCATTTCCAGGCACATACAACATTGAATATTACAAGGGTGATACCTTTGAGTTTAGAATCTACCCCAAAGATTCTGCTGGCGCTGCATTCGCATTAGAAGACTACGCTACCGGAGGCGAAACGACTTTTACCATTGCCCCAAGCCGTGGTGAGCTAGCAGACCCACTAGATGCTATCGAAGGATATGCCGTAGTTTCTGATGACTACACTTATGTTCAATGCGCTATAACACCAGCAAACGGTGCAGAGTTGGTAGCTGGAACAACTTATGTTTACGATGTTGAGATTAGCAGAACAGATGCTCCATACGACTTTACCTTTACCCTCCTTACAGGAACAATTTCTATTACAGATCAGGTAACACAGCCAGACGCTGGAGGAAGCTAGAAATATGGCAGATGTAGTTGTCTCTAGTCCTGACCTGACAGTACTTGGTGGACCACGAGAGATCCAGGTAGATACCAATATTGGTCCCGCAGGAACAAGGGGTACCTATGCTAACTATGGCATAGCAGAAGCAGAAGACCTCGAAGATAACGATCTTGCTGGAGGATCTCCACAATACTTTGACACATATGTCGTAACAAATCCAGCAAGCGATAATTACTTACAGGTTTATCAGTATGTTAATCTATCCGGTGTAGATACTTGGAATCCAACGGTAAAACTTGTACCAGATACATATTCAACAAGTCAAATTTTAGACTTTACATCTGGAGTATCAAACACTGTAAATGTCAACACTTCCTTAATTGGGTATGTTGACGTGGCATCAGATTTAGATACGCTATCAGATAGCAAGTACTGGTTCAATGTTCAGGTTACCTTGTCAAACTACGACGTGGACGCTGTAACAGAAACACACTACCCAGCAGCAGTATCTGTTAAGGTAGAAGACGTCTTTACTGATGTTGATGACGAAACAAAACTTCCTATTACAGTTTATGCAGCAGAGTTTGATGGATCTTCCTGGTCCCAAATCGATTCAAAATCGGTTATCGGACATATTCATATTAGTGTTGTAGATCCAGAAGTAATTACAGGAGGGCTTGGCTCATGACGGAAAACATTGGATCTGGTAGCGCACCATTTAACTCAGTAATCCCCTCTTTGTCAGACAATGCTGATATTCAGTCAGCTCTTAGGTTTTATCACTATGGGGCAGATACCAATGATCCAGGAAGCCTTTCAGGAGATGGATCAGAAGACTTTATTGCTGGCCACCTGCAAACTTTGCAAAACACAAAACTTGGACAAACTCCAACATCTCTTATAGCAACAGACAATCTTAATGACTATACTACAACTGGTTTTTATGTTCAGGCGAATACTCCATCTGGAGCCAACTACCCTGCAGCACACGCTGGGGTTCTTACAGTAATCTCTGATGGCACAAATGTTTTCCAAGAGTACCAGGTCGTTGGAGTTGCAGAAAGTGGATCTGCTAGCTCTACTAACAAAACTTGGTGGAGATTTTACTACGGTGGCTCCTGGAAAGTTTGGAGAACATTCGTAACTAGTGCTGAGTTTACTACCCTTGGCGATGCAAGGTATTATACTCAAACAGTTGCAAACTCCACTTTCTTGTCTCAAGCTAGTGCAACAGCAAACTACCTAACAATTGCGGCAGCTGATCAAAGACAGTACGTATCTGAAAATGTTCAGACCGGAGATTATACCTTAGCCCTAAGCGATGTAAGCGGGGTAGTGGCAGTAGATAGCTCATCTACATCAACAGTAACAATCCCTCTAAATTCCGCAACAGCATTTCCCATAGGAACTATTCTTAATGTTTATGCAGTTGGAACCGGAGAAGTTAGGGTTGAGCCAGATACGGGTGTAACTCTCAGACCATTCGGTAGCTCTACCATTAAACTCTATGCGCAGTATACAGAAATTTCTTTGAGAAAGCGCGGTACTAACGAGTGGGTTGCATCAGGTAACTTCCTAGAAGCTTGACGCATCAATAAACATCTGTTAACATATACAGATGCGTTACAAAAGATTCTTAATAAGTTTATTAAGCATATTTATTATTTCTAGCTCTTCTAGTGCTTTTGCAGAAGACTACGATTTTGAAATTGTGCAAGAGGATTTGTTCTTAGACGAAATGAAGTCTTATCAAAGATCTTTTATTGTTACCTCCACATTTTATCCTAGTGCCTCTAAGGTTGACCCAATCCCAATGCCCCAAATGATTTGGCCAACAGACGACAAAGAAATCTCTAGCGATTATGGATGGAGGCCACGACCCTGCAAGTCTTGCTCCTCAGACCACAAAGGTATTGACTTTGTTCCAGGAAGAGGCGAACCAGTTTATGCAGTAATGGACGGTATGATTTCTAGAATAGATTATGGCTATGGTTTTGGGCAACACGTATACATCGAACACATTGCAAACTTTAACGATACAGAATTTCAAAACTGGCAAAGCATTTATGCACACATGGAGATTGGCACCACACCAGAAAATTTAAGGGTAGGCTCAATCGTAAAGGCTGGAGAGATAATTGGTACCGTCGGAAATACGGGCACTTCGACTGGGGCACACCTCCATTTTGAACTTTTGGTCGAAGGCGAAAACGTAGATCCAGAAAAATATCTGAAAATGTACGCCAAACCATCAAATTACTAAAAAAGATTCTAAATAAATGATAGAATAATTACAGGAGTTTAGATGACCAGATTTTATGCTAGAATGCAGCAGCGCCGTGGTACGGCTGCAGAATGGACTGCCGCTAACCCAGTTCTACAAGCTGGTGAGCTGGGTTACGAAACCGATACCGAAAAGTTTAAGATTGGTAATGGAACCAGTAACTGGAATGATCTAGATTACTGGGAAGGTTCTCTCCCTGATCAAGTAGGCAACTCCGGAAAGTTTCTTAGTACCGATGGCACCGATGCTTTGTGGGCAGAGGTTGATGCGCTTCCAGACCAAGCAGGTAATGCTGGCTACTATCTAAAAACAGACGGTACAACTGCAACATGGGACGAACTGTCTATTGACGACATCGTAACTGTTAATGTTGGTGATCTTGGCGATGTAACTATTACTGGCACCCCCGCAGAAGGCGAGGCATTGCTATATGACCCAGTTTCTTCAGAATGGGTAAACTCAGTTATTGAAGCTGGTGCAAATGTCTCTACATCTACTACCGCACCTTCAGTAGACGTAGAAAACGGAGACCTGTGGTGGAACTCTGAAGATGGTGCCCTATATGTTTACTTTGAAGACTATGATTCTGACGGGTATTGGGTAGAAGCTACTGCTGGAACTATTTCTTTTCAGTCAATAGCAGATATGACTGACACAAACATTTCCGTACCCGCAGATGGTGAAGCTCTTATTTATGACGGAGCATCTAGCAAGTGGGTAAACGAAGCACTTGATGCTTTGCCAGATCAGTCGGGTAGCTCAGGATATTATCTAACTACAGATGGTTCTGATGCCTCTTGGGCAGAGTTGGATGTACCAGCTGGTACTACTATTTCCGGTACCGCACCTTCTAGCCCAGAAGCTGGAGATCTTTGGTGGAATTCAGACACCGGAATCCTTTATATTTATTACAACGACGGAAGTTCTTCTCAGTGGGTATCTGCTAGCGACGGGCAAGCAACTATTTCAGATACCGCTCCTACTGGATATAACGGACAAATTTGGTGGAACTCAGATGAAGGAAAGATGTATGTCTTCTATGACGACGGAACTTCTTCAGCATGGGTAGCAGCTGGTGGACCACAAGTAACAGTACAGGCTACAGCTCCGACAGGGTATGAAGGCCAGATGTGGCTAGACTCTACTGATGGCTCTATGTATGTTTATTATACAGATCCGGGCGGAGGATCATCTTCGTGGATTGGTGCTGTGTCACGGTCTGGCGGGATTTTGCAGGTAGTGTCAACGACTAAAACGAATGTGTTTTCTACTACCAGCACTTCAATGGTTGATGTGACTGGACTTAGCGCAACGATTACGCCACGCTCTACAAGTAGCAAGATTTTTGTTATTGCTTCTTTTGTTGGAGCTAATAATTCTTCGACTGGTTCGGTTCAATTCAATTTAGTCAGAAATTCAACTGATATCGCTAAATCAACTGGGTCCGCTGTTGAGAACTCGACTTTAGAAATGTTTACAAATTCCACTGGCGCTGGTGACTCTAATTCTATTACTTTTTTAGATTCCCCATCTACGACAAGTTCAACGACTTACAAAATACAGATGAGAATTCCTTATGGCGGGACGGGATATGTTGGCAGAATTGCCGCTGGCGACCAGGGTTCTTCTTCTACGATTACTTTGATTGAGGTGGCGGGCTAATGGATATCCCAATGATTCTTTCCCGGCGTTACCCTGACGCACAGTGGACGCTTGACGGTGACAACTACAGTGGCCTTACCTGGCTATCCGAGTCGCCCAAGCCTACCCTCGAAGAAATTCAGCTGCAGTGGGAAGATGTAGAATTTGAAATCGAGGTAGATCGTGTTCAGGCTCTTCGTAAAGCTGCTTACCAAAATGAATCAGATCCCATCTTCTTCGACTGGCAAAGAGGCGAGGTAACGGAGCAAGAGTGGCTTGATTCAGTACAGGCTATTAAAGATCGTTACCCCTACCCAGTTGTAGAAGAGGGTGAAAGCTAATGGCTTTAGATTTTCCCGATTCTCCCAGCGACGGAGATTACTACGAAGGCTTTGTTTGGAATAGTGTTGCTGGTGTTTGGAAGATAGTAAAAGATCTTCTCACAGACGATCTACAATGGATTGCTGTTGCTGGAGGCGGTGGCGGCGCCGGTGGCGGTGGGGGTGCTGGCGGATATCTTTCTGCTGTTTCTGGAGAAATGTCTGGTGGTGGAGCAAAGGCATTTCAACCAATAACGCTTTCTGGTGGTGAAACCTATTCAATTACTATTGGAGCTGGTGGTGCTGAAGGAGGAGTCGTTACTGGTAACGGCTCTAATGGTGGCAACACAGTTTTTGGCGATTATGTTTGCATCGGCGGCGGTGGCGGCGGAGGTGATACTGGTTCTTCCGGAGCTGGGGCTAATGGAAATAGTGGTGGGTCTGGTGGTGGAGCCTCTTCTTGGAGCACATCATCATTGGCTTCTGGAGGATCTGGTGAAAATATGCAAGGTTTTCCTGGTGGTAGTAACTTATCTTATTCAAGTTATTCCGGTGCGCCTGGTGGTGGCGCTGGTGCAGCTGGTCAAGATGCCGATAGAACAGATGATGGAACCGCTCCTCTTGGCGGAGCTGGCATTACTTCGACAATTATAGGCTCCCCCGTCGAATATGGAAGAGGTGGTGCCGGATATTGGAATGCTACCGGAACTGGCTCATCTTCGGCAAATGTCGGTAAGGGTGGTGACGGGAAAAACACAAATGGTGGTGGTGCTGGTTTTGCCGGTGGCTCTGGTGTTGTAATTCTTAAATACCCAGAAACCTACTCATTAACTATTGGTGCTGGCCTAACAAGCTCAACAACTACTAGTAATGGATATAAGATTACGACATTTACTGCTGGGACTGATACAATTACGGTGGGGGCATAATGGCACACTACGCTTTTATTGATGAGAATAATTTTGTTACTGAGGTAATTGTCGGTAATGACGAAACAACAGGTGATTGGGAAACCTATTATGGTGACTTGCGTGGACAGCGCTGTGTAAGAACTTCCTACAATAACAACATTCGCAAGAACTATGCCGGTATTGGTTATATCTATGATGAGGCGAGGGATGCTTTCATTCCACCCCAGCCCGGACCTGATTGGACACTTGACGAAGAAACCTGTACTTGGGTTGCCCCAGAGGAGGCCACGGCATAATGGCCCTTGATTTTCCTACTAGCCCTACTGACGGGCAGACATATAACCAATATATTTATGTTTCAGCTACTGGAACATGGGAGTTAAGTCGTCCTTCTTCAGACACTACCCCCGTTAATGCGGTGGTATCAGGAGCATCAGTATCACCTTCTTATGATGGTACCGCTGCTGTTTATAGTTTTACATCTAGTGGCAATATTATTATTGAGTCTGCTGGCTATGCTGATATTTTGCTTATTGGTGGAGGCGGTTCGGGTGGTCGGCTTTATGGCGGCGGCGGTGGTGCTGGTGGCTATGTCTATGTTGAAAACTTTTATCTATCAGAGGGAAGCCACACCGTAACGGTTGGCAGTGGCGGAGTCGCTCCTGCTACAAATGCCGGCGGTAATAACGGAGCATCGTCTTCTATTGGTTCTGTACTTGTTGCACACGGTGGCGGCGGAGGAGGGGGAGCAGATAACGTTGAGCAAAAAGGATTAAGAGGTGGTTCTGGTGGTGGCGGCAACATCGACTATTCTGGTGGGCCAGCCCTTACGGGGCAGGGAAACGATGGTGGACCTGGTAATCGTACCGGTAGTTTGAACGGTGGAGGCGGTGGAGGCGCCGGAGCTATTGGCGGCACACCCCCATCTGGGGTTGGTGGCGCTGGAGGTGACGGCCTTTCTAGTTCGATTACTGGTTCTGTTGTAACTCGTGCTGGAGGCGGTGGTGGGGGTAGCAGCGCTACCGCTGGCGCTGGTGGCGCTGGAGGCGGGGGTGCTGGGACTGTAAGCGGAACGGCTGGTTCTGGGACCGCAAATACTGGTAGTGGTGGTGGTGGCGCTTATAGTGGGGCGGCGACGGCCGGCGATGGCGGTTCGGGTATTGTTATCGTAAGAATAGGAGGAGACGGTGGCTCTTAATTTTCCAGACAGTCCTACTGATGGACAGGTATATGAAGGTTTTTATTGGGACAATACCGTCGGGGTATGGCAACAAATTTCTAGTTCAGATCTTACTTTAGCAGCAGACTTTTCTAATACCCCCACAGATACCTACACTGATGGTTTTGATTATAAGTATATTAGCTTTACTTCTGATGGTATCTTGACGGTTACTCGTGGTGGGTATGCGGATGTGTTGCTTGTTGGTGGAGGCGGTGCTGGGGGCCGACCCTATGGGGCTGGTGGTGGTGCTGGTGGGGTTCTCTATGTACAAAACCTTTACTTACCTTCTGGCTCTCTCGATGTTGTAGTTGGCGCTGGCGGTGCCGCTTCTGTTGTTTCCACAGACACACCGAATATGGGCGCTAATGGTTTTCCCAGTTCACTTTGGAACTATTATGTGCCAGGCGGCGGTGGTGGTGGCTACCTTATGTTCAATCCGGTTTATGACGGTTGGTATGGCGGAAACGGTGCCTCTGGTGGTGGCTCTGGTGGGGACCAAGACAGCAATCCCGTAACCAAACCAGGTCAGGGCGTTTCTGGGATTGGTAACAACGGCGGTAATGGGCATCAGTATTCTGGCGGTGGTGGCGGAGGCGCTGGTGGCGCGGGAACAAACGCTGCTGCGGGTCAGGGTGGTAATGGTGGCAACGGTGTAGCAAACTCTATTACAGGCTCTTCTGTAACCTACGGCGGTGGCGGTGGTGGTCACACCAACACAGCCGATTCAAGCACCTACGGTGTCGGGGGAACTGGTGGTGGTGGAGACGGAGGTAATTCCACCAATCGAGTCGGTCAAGACGGTACAGCAAACACTGGCGGCGGCGGCGGTGGGTCGTCAGGTAGTGGTAACGACGGTAGCGCTGGCGGTTCTGGTATCGTCATTGTAAGAGTAAAGACAGAGTTAGGTTCTTAATACTAAGAAGTAAGGTATAATAAGATTATGGCAGCTTTAAATTTTCCAACATCCCCCAGCGACGGGGATGAGTATAACGGATTTTACTGGGATGATACCCTCGGTGCTTGGAAGCGCATTACAGAAGGATCTGTAAGCCCTATTACTTCTGGAACCACCCCTCCAGCTGCTCCTGCTTCTGGTGAATTGTGGTGGGATTCAGAAACGGGTATTCTATATATTTATTACACTGATACGGATAGTTCACAGTGGGTAGAAGTTTCTGGTACCCCCATTAGTTTCAATGAACTTAATGATATGGATGATGTTGTTCTAACATCCCCCGCAAATGGCCAGCTACTTCAGTATAATGGCTCAGAGTGGATCGATGGAATAAACATTACGCTTAGCTCACCGACAAGTGGTCAAACACTATTTTATGACGGATCAAAGTGGGTTAATGATACAATTACTATACCTGATCCGCTAAGTCCATTTTTATTAGGAGGAATGTAATGACTGCTTTGAACTTCCCCTCTTCTCCTAGCAATGGCGATGTTTATGAAAACTATGTTTATGACTCAACAACTGGGGTATGGAAAAGACTACCCCCAGGTGGAGAAATTAATGGTCTTGATGATGTAGTAGTTACTAGTCCATCAGACGAAGATGTTCTTAGATATGATAGTTCTACATCAAACTGGGTAAACGAAGCGTTACCCCCAACAGTTATCAATACAGACGGAGATCCTGGTACAACTATTTATGTTGGAGTTACCGATCCTTCAGGGTCTTATTCTTTAGTTGCTGGTGATATTTGGATCGAAGCTCCAGATAGCGGGTCTTAATGTCATATCAATTAACGACGGCTAAGGTGTGGGACGGCTCTGCGTGGGTTCAGGCGGTTGGTGGCAGTTCCGAATTCAATCTTGAGTATATTGTGATTGCGGGTGGCGCTGCCGGAGGCTCAAGAAACACGGGTGGGAGTAAAATTGGTGTTGGCGGAGGCGGTGCCGGTGGATATCGTTCAAACGTTAGTGGTGAAAACTCTGGAGGTGGGGTTAGTGCGGAGTCCCCCCTAATTTGTGAAACGGGAAATACTTACGCGGTTATTGTTGGCGCCGGTGGGGCGACATCTGCGATTAACTCAGATGGGGAGAATGGATCCGACAGCCTTTTTCATAACATACTTTCACTAGGCGGAGGCGGAGGATCTTTCGATTCTTCTGGCATCGCCAAGGTAGGAGGCTCAGGTGGTGGCGGTGGTGGCGGGTCTAGCGATCCCGGCGCAGCAGGTACGGCTGGGCAAGGGTTTGCAGGCGGCGATTCTGGTAACGAAACGGGTCCCACAACGGGAGGCGGAGGCGGAGGCGCTAGTGCAGCAGGAGCTGACGGTTCACCGGGAACTTATGGTGGCAATGGTGGCGCCGGTGTAGCTTCTTCAATCACAGGTTCGTCCGTTACTCGTGCCGGTGGCGGCGGTGGCGGAGGAGATATTCGCGGAAATGGAGGAGCAGGAGGAGGCGGTAATGGTGGACAAGATAATGAAGCAGGCTACCCTGGAACCGCAAACACTGGTGGCGGTGGCGGGGGCGCTTGCCCCACTGCTAGTTTCAAGGCTGGTGGTGCTGGGGGTTCCGGCGTGGTTATTCTTCGATATCCAGCAACCCGAACAATTACACTTGGCGCTGGTCTGACAGGCTCGACCGCAACCGATGGAGATTTTAAGGTTACAACGATAACCGCTGGGGTAGATATAGTGAGTTGGGAATAATGGCACATTACGCAATATTAGATAATCGAAATGTTGTTCTTAGGGTAGTTGTCGGACGCGACGAAAACGATATAGTAGAAGGCGTAACCTCTTGGGAAGACTACTACTCTGTTTTTACCGGAAGCCGGGTTTTGCGCACTTCATACAATACACTTTCAGGCCAGCACCTACAGGGAGGAGAGCCTTTTCGTGGGAATTATGCTGGAATCGGATATCGATATGACGAAACTCTGGATGCTTTTATTCCACCGAAGCCTTTTGTCAGCTGGGTATTTGACGAAACAACTTACCAATGGATCGCACCAATCCCGCATCCTGAGCCACAAGGCTGGTACTCCTGGGATGAACTAACAAAACAATGGGTCAAGCCAGTTCCACCACACGCTAGCTGGGTGTGGTCAGATGTCACAAACACCTATACACCACCCGTCGAACGTCCTGATGATGGTGGCGACTACACATGGAACGAAATAGCCCAGAGCTGGGACCCAGCAGAATAGGATGGTATAATTAACTTATGGCAGCATTAGATTTTCCCACTAGCCCATCCGATGGCGATACCTATAACGGGTATTCTTATAGTGCTTCTAAAAATGCTTGGACACTACTATCCAATCTACCCGATATTAATTCCAGATTCTATATTTCTGAGACCGCTCCTAGCAATCCAACAAATGGAGAGATTTGGCTAAACTCTGCAGACGGTAATACATACATCTATTATGATGATGGAGATACTTCTCAGTGGATTGAAATTGGCGGTAAAACAGCTTCCCCTTCGAATCTAGCAGACCTTGGAGATGTAACATTAGCATCTGAAGCAGAAGGTCAAACTTTGGTGTATAATGGTTCTGGGTGGGAAAACGGAGACGCAGGCGGTCTCGAAGACACATTTTTATTTATGGGGGCATAACCAATGGCAAGAGATTATAAAGTTTTAGGGCAATCCGCACCTGACGCTACAACAAATACTGATGTTTACACAGTACCATCCGCTACAAAAGCAGTTATTTCAACGATCGTAATTGCTAATCACGCAGGATCTGCGGGTACATTTAGACTAGCAGTAAGACCAGATGGAGCTTCTATCGTACAGAAGCACTACTTGGCATACGATATTCCCGTAGCAGCAAATGACTCTACCACTTTGACTTTAGGTGTAACAATGGATGCCGCCGATGTTCTGACTGCTTACTGCTCGTCTGCTGATATGAGCATTAATGTTTTCGGCTCGGAGATTAGCTAAAGGGGGTAACGACTAATGGCTGTTACTTCTATGGCAAACAGTTCCATCAGGGACTTAAAAAAGTTCAACGGTATGTCATCGTTTGAGAATCTTGGTTTGCCCTGCCAGTTCGTTGTCGTGGGTGGCGGGGCTTCCGGTGGTGCGCGAATCGGCGGTGGTGGTGGTGCCGGCGGTTATCGGTCTAATGTTCGTGGTGAGTTGACTGGTGGCGGTGGCGCTTCGGAAACTACTTTGAGGAATATCGAAAAGGGCACTTACACGCTGACAGTTGGTGCTGGTGGCGCTTCTGTGACTTCAAATGTGACGGTTGGAACTAGGGGTCTAAACGGAAGTTCCTCTGTTTTTGCTTCTGTCACTTCTAGCGGTGGTGGCGGTGGCGGTGCCTATTCAGGCACAATTTCTTATCCTGGTTATGATGGCGCTTCCGGTGGTGGTGGTTCTCTTGCTGCTGTCGGTGGTAGTGGAACGGCTGGGCAAGGTTTTGCCGGTGGTGACGGTGACGGCGAGCGTGGTGGCGGTGGAGGTGGTGCCGGTGAAATTGGTGCCACAAGTGTCGCTAACGTTGGCGGTAAGGGAGGTGACGGTATTGCTTCTTCAATAACAGGTTCTTCGGTGACTCGCGGTGGCGGTGGAGGTGGGTCAAGCGACCAGCCTCCAGGTGGTGCCGGTGGTGCTGGCGGTGGCGGTTCTGGTTCTGCAACAAACCAAGCCGGTGGCCCTGGAACTGCCAACACTGGTGGTGGCGGTGGTGGTAACCGTAACTTGTACGACAACGGCGGTCAAGTTTCTGGCGCTGGCGGTTCCGGTATTGTCATCTTCAGTCTGCCAACTTCCATCAGCGTCACATTCTCTGGCGGGGTGACACAGACAAACGCCACAGTAGGCGCTAATAAGGTTTACACCGTTACTGCCGCCGGTCCTACAGACACAGTGACGATTGGATAAGACAATGGCTCATTACGCACAACTAGATTCTGAGAATGTCGTGGTTCAGGTTTTCGTGGGGCGCGATGATGTCGCGGAAGGCATTGACGATTGGGAAACCTACTACGCGCCACAAGATTCTACGGTCAAGCAGACTTCCTACAACACCTACGGCGGTGTTCACTATGACCCTAAAACGGGCGAACCTAGTGAGGACCAAAGCAAAGCACTGAGATTCAACTATGCCGGTATCGGTTTCACTTACGATGAAAAACGGGATGCGTTTATTCCGCCCAAGCCCTATGGTTCTTGGATCTTAAATGAAACAACTTGTCTTTGGGAAGCTCCCGTAGCTTACCCCGAGGATGGGGAAACTTACACTTGGGATGAAGAGTCCGGCAATTGGATTCCTGCTCCCTCTGAATAAGCTATAATAGTTTTATGGCACATTATGCAGTTTTAGATGAGAACAATATCGTTACCCGAGTTTTTGTGGGTAAGGATGAATCTAGCAATCAAGACTGGGAACATTATTATTCAGTTCTATATGGTGCCAGATGCTTAAGAACTAGCTATAATACCTATCTTGGCAAACATCGTACTAAAGATAAGCTTCCATTCCGTGGAAATTATGCTGGTAGGGGGTATTATTATGACGACGATTTGGATGCCTTTATTAGACCACAGCCATACCCTTCTTGGACACTCAGTACAACTATCTTTGACTGGGTACCTCCAAAGCCATACCCCAACGATAATAAATATTATGAATGGGATGAAGAAGTAAAAGATTGGATCGCTTCATAATGTTTAAGCCATTATCTTTAAGATTCCGTGGCGTCGCCGCAGGTATCATCCCCATTGATGCAACTGGAGGGGACGAGATATTTGACTACGAAGTTCCAGGAACAGATGAGGCATACAGGTATCACGTATTTCTTAATAGCGATAGCTTTGTTGTTAATAACCTGAGTAACATTTATAATGATTTAGAGGTGTTAGTTGTAGCTGGTGGCGGTGGCGGAGGTGCTGGGGATAACGAAACAGAGGCTGGATGTGGCGCCGGTGGCGGCGGTGTTAGAGAAATTGACTACTCTCTTTCTTCTCCAGGTACCTACCTTGTTACCGTTGGAGCAGGCGGAGCGGGAAGAGGATCAACCGCAAACTGTATTCCAGGATTACCAGGAGAAGATTCAGTATTTGATATACATGCTGCCGCTGGAGGCGGAGAAGGCTTGGCCGCCCGTGGAGGAGCCGCCCCCGATGGTGGCTCTGGTGGTGGTGCTCAGTTTAGATCGGCAAGTGCTGGTTCTGGTAACGTTCCAGCAGTTTCTCCATCTCAAGGTAATGATGGCTATCGTTATTCCGGTGGGAACAATGGTGGTGGTGGCGGTGGCTTTGCTGCGGCTGCCGTAAATTATCTAGGAGGTGCCGGAGGGACCAGCACTATATTTCCCAAGACGCTTTCCGATTTATATTTTGACGATTCTGGAACTAGGGTTGGAGTAGTAAGCGGAAGCTCTGTCCTATATTCTGCAGGAGGACGCGGTGGGACGGGAACAAGCAGGTACGGCCCAACGGCAGGAAATCCATACACAGGAGATGGTGGAGATGGTGGATATGCTCAGGGCGAATCTGCTGGTGGAGCACAGGTAATGCCCCCAGGCAAAAATGGTGGTAGCGGAGTAGTTATCGTAAAATATAGAATTCAGTAACTCCTACTATGTTAAAATATACTAGGAGATAATAAATGACTACTGCCCTCAACTCTTATGCGACTAAGGTGTTTTCTGAACACCCAATTGCTTTGTGGGCTTTAGACGAATCAGTAGATTATCTGCACTATATTAATTCAACCAACCAAGATCTTAACAATTGGTCTGTTTCTGGTGCTAATGTTGTTGATGCAACCGACGGGCTAGTGTTTTCAGAAATTCCAAACCCAGAACCATTTAGTAATGCGTATGTAAACGGTGTCATAACTACCGCAAGCGATATATCCTTTACCAGCCAACTTTCGCTAGAAGAGTCAGACTTTGACTTAACCTTAAAGTCAGTTGCAATGGGGGCATTCTTTGTGACATATGACCAGTCGATTGATGTAACTATTGGCTATAGGTATCAGCACCCAGACGACACTCTTGGAGTTTATAGAACAGAGTCTACAACTAAAAATATTCCAGCTTCCCGTGACTGGGCTTTTATTTCAGATACCTTCAACCTCCCAGCAAACTTTTCAGATCTAGATTTTTTTATCACAACGACAAGACCAGTATCTGGATATGAGTTTGGCATTAATGGAATTAACATTGGACAGTGGGCAGAAGAGTTTCATGTAACCTCTCTTGGCACGGAAGCTGAAGCCTTGCCAGCAGACATAAACCTTTCTTCGCTGTCTGTAGAGGCAAGCCCATACGGTTTAGACGGGGCTAGTGCATATTACCTTGCAAGTTCTACAAACCTTTATGCAAAAAACTCCAGTATGCCATTAGTCTTTGGTGCGTTTAACAGTACCGCTCTATATGCTAACCCCACCTCAGAGCCCTCCCTGATTATTCCTGGTTTTGGGTTTATGAATGAGTCTGGCCAGTATCAAAACTTTACCTGTGAGTTTTGGATGAAGGCAAGGGTTCATTCTTTTTCTCATAAAAGAATTTTTGGCCCCATAAACTCTTCGGACGGTCTTTATGTAGAAGGTCCATTCTTAAAGCTTATGATCGGTGAAACTATTGGTACCCACTTCGTAGGCGAGTGGGAAAGACCTATGCTTGTAAATATTAGAATTTCTCCATATAAGGCTAGCTTAGTTATCAATGGAGAAGAAGTTGTAACACTAGACCTCATACCAGATAACATATCTTATCCAGAAAAATACGACGACCTCGACAATGATCAGGATTGGCTAGGATTTTATGCACACGAAGAAGCTCCACTAATCTATATAGATGCTGTTGGAATATATCCTTATGAGGTTCCAACCATTGTTTCAAAAAGGCGTTGGGTTTATGGGCAGGGTGTTGAAGTTAAGAATAACCTAGAAGGTGCTAGTTCTTCTACAACACTAACCTTCGATAACTCATTTGCAAAATATAGTAAAACATATACATACCCCAAGTTAGGGAGATGGTCTAATGGATTCATTGATAACCTTGTCCCAAACTCTGAAGAAATATTGTTGCCAGACTATCAACTACCAGAAATTGTTTTTGATAACAAAACAATAACAGACTGGTACTCTGATCTAGAGTCTGCACAAAACACAAATCTCTTTGGAGACTATCACGTTTCCTTAAAGCCAGATAGTGGATGGTCTGGAACGAATGGCTACATTAAGTTTGACTCTTTAAATAATCTTTTAGAAGAGACAAGAGCTTTGTACGGAGCTTTTATGGTTAGATCATTGCCAACAAGTCAAGAGATTCTTATGGACTTGGTAAATGAGACAACTGGAAACAGGCTAACTGTTTATATGGAAAACGACACTGTAAGTTATGTTATGAGAACTAAGCAGGTAGACGGAACCTTTACAGATACCACTCTTTTTTCTGCTGGAGACCATATTCCAGATGTAATCTTTAATGCTGGATTTCACATCCAAAGAGTCATTGACTACTATGGAGGATCTGTTGCAACATTCTTTGGGGCTAAGCAAAAGATTAAGGTTTTTATTGGTGGCAATCCAGACTTTAACAAAACCTTTGGCGGTTACATATTTAATTTATCTTTTTCTACTCAGAAAAATCTAAGCAAGATCCAAAACGAATTCTTAATTAAAGGCTTTCCCACAAACTTTGCAGAAGAGTACGAAGAAGTAATTATCTACGACGGAGACACTCCTGCAAGGGTAGAATGGGAACAGGACATAGACGCCCAGGAGCCAGACCCAGAGCTAGAGGACCTTATTGATGGCGGCGGTGTGGGACCATTGATTGCAACAGATGTGTTTACTCATATCGGAAGCTACACGCTTGTCGCTAGAAAAGAACTTGATCAGTTTATTCTAGATATTTCTGTAGATGCATATTGGGAAGACTACCTTCCCCTTAGTTATTTTGCAAAGTATGTTACTGGTCTAGATGGCAAGAGCTATTTAGACTTAGACTTTTTACAGTTTAATATAGACTATCCGCACCTTGATATTTTTAGTAATGGAAACTACGAATACTCTGGTTCAGGATTTAAAACATATGTTACATTTCAATACATAGAAAACGGTGCTAATTCATCTATAGATAATTACTCAGAAGTACCCCTGCCAATCAACGGGGTAATTAGACCAACATCTGGATGGCAGTCAGAGAAATACGAGATAATTGAAGACAGTGTTATATACCCTCCATCTGGAGTAGACTTTTCTTTGTTGTCAGTAAACATTCATATGGAGTTTAATGTTCCTGGAATAAGGTACAACCCATTCAAGATTAGATCTTTAAGAATGGTTTCTAGAGCGCTTTCTAGCAGTAAGAACAATATTGGAAATAAGTTTGGTGTAGAGATATACCCATACAAAAAGAACAAAAACTTTACAGACTATAAGTTTGTAGAACCCTTTACCCTTTACAAGAACTCTGTCCCATACTTCTATTCTTCTGGTAACGATGGTCTTAGATTTAGGAGAGACTTCGTTGTAGCAGAAAACGCTGGGTTTGAAATACCAATCAACAAGACTCAGTCAGACTTCTTTAAAATTGGTGCTTTTCAAATGATGCTTCACTATCACGACGAACAGTTTTCAGATGCCCCTGTTCAAATTTTTGAAATAGAGGAATCTTCCAGAACATTAAAGTTTTATCTAAAACAGTATCCAGATAACGATCAAAGGGCATACATCTATGCAATAGATAGCACGACAAATTCCTTGGCATCCGGAATCACATATTCGGTTGACGGAAGAATTGTAAATAGACCATCAACAAATCCAGAAAAATGGTTTGTTCTAGGAATATCTTTTGACACAGCACTTAACTTTAACCAGTATATCGGGGCATTAAGAGTTACTAGCCCAGTAAACTTTAACAACATATCTGCACACCAGATTAGCGAACAGGACGAGCTTGCAAGATCTGCTTTTAGGAAGTGGTATTCTGTAAATATTGTAGATGAAGTTCAGCAGGTGTGGGATGACTGGGATGAGCAAACTTGGCTACAGGTACTATACATCTCTCAGGTTAACCCCACAGCACCGGATATTGAAAAAATCTATAGACAGTTTACTGGTACAGATAAAATTGTTTTGGAAACAGGAAAGACTTTAACGCTTAATAATTACCGATATGCGGCACTTCAAAACATAAGATGGTCCAGACAGACACTGACTTCTGCATAATGTGGTATACTTATGGTTATGAAGAAGCCAAAACCACGCTTTCCTGGTCAAGTAGGTAACACAAAAGTACAAGTTGTTGAAGAAAACTTCTCTAACTTTGGCACTTATGTTTGGCACAAGCCAAACGGAAAAGCCTTTACCGACGGAGAAGGTAATGCACTTTCTATTGAGTCAATGAAGGGCGACCTTGCTCGTGTTCAAGAACTAGAGAATGCAGCTAAGTATTGGGGTCAGGCAGACGGCACAGCTAAGTTTTATCCAAACATGCGTAAAATTTCTGAAGAAGAGCACAGTGAGCAGGTAGACAGAATGTCTCAGGGTATGCTCCCTAACATGAATGATCTTGGTGCCGTTATTGCAGCCAAGAATACTCTGGATCAGTACGGAGACGAAGAGTAATGACGCAAGAGTGGACTCTTGGTGCTCGTATTGACGAGTTGGAAAAGCAGGATAATGCCTTTAGTAATCAAGACCCCTTTAACAAAAGCTGGGAAGACCTAAAAGCTTACAACGGACTTGAAACCAACTTTAAGCGTCGTTCTACAAGAATGGCAAAGGCATTAGCCATGCCACCAAATGAGACTTATTTCGCTAACGCTAACGCAAAGAAAACTGGCTCTAATGGAGCTGGGTCTAAGGAGATTAATCCTGGAGAGGTTTATCGTAATGGCTACGGGATGTTTGATGTTATTACACCACCCTGGAATCTTTACGAACTGGCAAACTACTACGACACCTCTTTTGCTAACCACGCCGCTATTGACGCGAAGGTAGAAAACATTGTTGGTCTTGGATACGACTTTGCTGTTTCAAAAAGCACAATGCTCAGACTTGAAAGCAATGAAGATCAAGAAGCTGTTAAGCGTGCTCGTAATAGAATTGAAAGAACCAGAATTGAGTTGCGTAGCTGGCTAGAGAATTTAAATGATTCAGACTCCTTCACCCACACCCTGATGAAATTTTATACAGATGTTCAAGCAACAGGAAACGGATACCTAGAAATTGGAAGAACGATCAATGGAGAAATCGGATATGTCGGGCACATCCCATCAACTACAATGCGTGTGCGCCGACTGCGTGACGGGTACGTGCAAATAATTGGAAACAAGGTAGTATACTTTAGAAACTTTGGTGGTACAAACCAAAACCCAATTACAGATGATCCAAGACCAAACGAAATTTTACATTACAAAGAGTACTCTCCACTAAATACTTTTTATGGTATCCCAGATATCATGTCTGCCATTTCCTCACTACATGGAGACCAGCTAGCATCACAATACAACATTGACTACTTCGGCAACAAAGCTGTACCCCGCTATGTTGTAACTCTTAAAGGTGCAAAGCTATCTCCAGACGCAGAAGACAAGATGTTCAGATTCTTACAGACGAGCCTAAAGGGTCAGTCTCATAGAACACTTTACATCCCGCTACCTGGCGACACAGAAAACAACAAGGTAGAGTTTAATATGCAGCCCATCGAGAATGGGGTACAGGAAGCATCGTTTAACGAATACCGTATTCGTAATAGAGATGATATTCTAGTTGCCCACCAAGTACCGCTTTCTAAAATTGGTGGTGCTGACTCTTCGGCTATTGCTGCTGCACTTGCACAGGATCGCACATTCAAAGAGCAAGTTGCAAGACCAGCACAAGCTAACTTAGCTAAGATGATTAACAAGATTGTCAAAGAAAAAACAGACATTCTTGAATTTAACTTTAACGAGCTAACTCTTACAGATGAGATTTCGCAATCTCAGATTCTAGAGCGCTATGTTAAGACACAGGTTATGACGCCAAACGAGGCAAGGCAAGAACTAGGCCTTCCACAAAGGCAAGATGGCGACGACCCATTTGTTATGTCTCCTAGACAACTAACAGATACTAGAGCAAACCTGGCGGGTAACAGGCAGAGAGATGCCGAGAGAGCAAATGAACAGTCTGATAGCACCGCAACAACCGATGGACGCAACGCACAAGGCGAAGGCCGTTCTTCAGAATAATATTACACTTTTTTAACAATTTTTAAAAAGGGACTATATAATGGAGCTAGTATGACTATGTTTAAAGCCCATTGGGATACAGAAGGCGACGCTGTTCGCCTTTCAATGCCGTTCGCAAAAGTTGATGAAGAGCGACGCACGGTTTCTGGTTTTGCAACCCTAGACAACGTTGACAAGCAAAATGACATAGTTACTACAGAAGCTTCTCTTGGAGCTTTCTCTAGTTTTCGCGGGAACATTCGTGAAATGCACCAACCCTCAGCAGTAGGGAAAATGGTCTCATTCAAAGAGGATAAATATTTTGATCCCGAGACCAAGAAATTCTATAGTGGTGTCTATGTTTCTGCGTATATTTCTAAAGGTGCTCAAGACACTTGGGAAAAAGTTCTAGACGGTACATACACAGGTTTTTCTATTGGCGGTAAAATGCTTAAGTGGGACGATGCATATGACGAGAAGGGCGACATGCAAGTTCGTGTTATTAAAGAATACGACCTAGTAGAGCTTTCGCTTGTTGACTCCCCTGCAAATCAGTTTGCAAATATTCTTTCTATTCAAAAATCCGAAGAGGGTAACACAATTAAGGGAGACGGTGTGGTAGACTTAGAGAACGTTTTCTGGGATTCAGATTCTGGGCTTGTCATGCTTTCCGATAAAGAGTCTGAAATCCACCCTGTATCTGGGGTATCTATGCAAAACATTGGTTTTGTAGAGAAAGCAGATAACGAAAAAACAAACATGATAAAGTTCTTAGTTGATAGTGCTAAAGGCATTAATCTTTCTAAGACAGCAAAGGAGGTAAGTCCTATGACTGACACAACAGAAGACCTTACAGAAAAATCTGACGAGGTCGTTGAAGAAGTAGAGGTCGCTCCAGAGGCAGATGCCGAAACCGAAGAGGTAGCCGTTGTCGAAGAGGAAGCAGAAAAAGCTGATTCCGCTGAAGACATTGAAAAGGCTGCTGAAGAGGCTGAAGCTGCAGTTGAAGAAGATGCAACTCAGGAAGATGCTTCGGAAGAAGCTTCTGAAGAAGGGGTTGAAAAGTCTGATGTCACTCAAGCAGTGACTGAGATCAACAACAACATTGCATCAGCCTTTAGCGATCTAGCAGAAACCGTGAAAGCTCTTCACGAGCAGGTTAATGCACTCAACAAGTCAATCACTGGTGTATCCGAAGAGCTAGCAGAA